TCGTCCCCGGTGTAGATGTTGACCCCCGTCAGGCCGGACTCGGCTGAGAGGTGCGAGGCGACGTTGGCCTCGACGATGTGGCGGATTGATTTGGTACCCATAAAGTTTAAGAGCCGTTGAACTTCCTAGCCTGTCTGGCTTGGAACTGCTCGAGGTCGGCCATGAGGCGGGCCATAGCAAGCGCCCTGGCTACGTCGTGCACCCTGTTCTTGCTGGCCTGTCCATCGTTGTCGCCGATGCGGTTTCCGATGATCATATTCACGCCGGAGGCATTACGGAATGAGGTGACGTAGCCGTTCCCGGCGTGGCGCCTAATCCAGACAGGAACATCCTTGTCCTTGTAAAGGGCTTTATTGTTCAGCTTCGGGAGGCGGGTCAGCACTTCGTACCAGCCAGATTTTAGCATACCGACATGGGCCTGCGTGTTTTTGATGTATTCGTCGATAATGGATTTATTCTCCACGACGTACTTCCCGAGATAAGAGCCGGTATTCCGCCAGACCTTGACGCGGCCCTGGTTAGAGATGTGGCGGCGCTTGATGTGCTCGGCCCGGATGTCGCTGATGACGTCCTGAAACCCCATAGGGGTCACCGGGTTTGATTTGTTAAACAGGTTCTTTGCCTTACCAAAAGCACGGACAGGGTCGCCGTCCTTGATGATCTTCATGGCCGTCCTGTTGAGTAGGTTGGTTTTCTGCAAGGTCGCCCGCTTGCGGATGCGCTCGAAAGCCCCTTGGTCGTTTGACTTCACCGCGTAACGCAGGGAGTTCATGGACAGGCCGACCGCTGCGGCCTTGGTGTTGTCCTTGCTCACGAACAGGCTCTTGATGTCTCGAGACACGGCGTTGAAGCCCGCGTCCTTTGCGTCTTTGGTCAGGCCGCCACCGCCACCCTCGACCAGGGGAGGGGTCAACTCAAGGGCCGCGATGGCTAGTCGCGAGGAACCGACGTTCGCGGCGTCCTCCATCGAGATACGCATCCCGACCATGTAATCAATCAGGGCCCCGGCGAACTTGTCCTTTGACTGGGGGATGAGCCCCACGGCTTTACTGGTTGTCGTCGATAACGACGAGGGTGATCCAAGCCGACGCGGGCTTGTAGGTCTGCCCAGTAATGCGGAGGGCCTTGCCCCCGGCGACAATCTTCTTGCCGATGGCGAGGGAGGCGATGGGGGCCCCGGCGCTGATGACCGCCGCCGATGCCCCATTAGACCCGTCTGGGAGGCTCCAGGAGGCCGTTGCAGCCGCAAGGCGGACGGTGTGCTGGGTACGCTCCACAAAGCCCCCAGCCTCGAAGACCTGAGACATGGCCGGGTCGGATAGCATACAGACGAACGTGATGGCCCCGGCGTTGCACGAACCAGCCACCCCAAAGTCGGCGAGGATCTCCTTAGCGTCGGGCAGGAACTCAGAGTAAAGACTCACATCCTTGCAACCCTTGGCAAAGGGGCACAAAAAAGGGGCCCCCGTAGGGGCCCCGATTGAAGCGGCTCAGGCCGCAATCATCAGGCGGTCTTCAGGCGGACGAGGCTCGTCGAACGACCCACGGCAGCGCCCGCGAGGAGCGTGCAGGTGACGTTCATGAAGCCGGACTGCTCCTGGCCCATGATGACCTGGACGCCGAGGCCGGTGTCGGCGTCGACGGCGTTGGCCACTTCCCAGCCCGGGATATCGGTCTCGGGGAGAGCAGAGGCGAACGCGATAGCGTCCGGGCCAGCCACCCAGCCAGCGAGGTTTTCGCTGTTGGCAGAGAGGTTCGCGAACTGGTAGATGCGGGCGCCGGCGATGGTGCCGAGGTCGCCGTCGCGGATGATCGAGGCGCCGAGGACGTTGTTGCCGACGATGGTCGTGTCAGCGCGGAGGTCAGCGACGTAGGTGCTGTTGAGCACGGCGTAGCGGGGCTCCGGGGCCTTGGCGTCGTCGAGGGTCTTCTGGACGGCGATGAGCTCAGCGTAGGACAGGGCAACGCCGGTGGTCGAGGAGGCGCTGTAGTTCGCGTTCGTGACCTGGGTGTTGATGACGTCCATGATCTTCTGGGCGAGGGCGTTCGAAGCGGTCTGAACGAAGTTGTTCACGAAGAACTGGGAGCCGTACTCCTTGAGGTTCGACGGGGTGAAGCGGCTCGAAACCTTGTAGTGGATTAAGGTACAGGTGGCGGACGTCACAGTTGCGTCGTCTTGGGTGAGATAACCGCCCGAACCGAAAACGGTCGCGGCGGAGGTGCCGATCAGGGGAACCTGGATGGAGAGGCCGCTGACGCCCGGGCGGGACGAGAAGACGGTCGAGATGCCGGTGAGCACGGGCAGCTTGTTCTTGAGGGAGGCGATGACGCCCTCAGCGAGGACAGCCGGCGCGGCGGTGATGGAGTTAGCCATGGTTAGGAATAATTAGGGATTAGGGTGAAAGATTAGAAGATGCCGCGAACGATCGCGGACTGGTTCGCCTTGAAATACTCGGTGCGCTCCTTGGAGCCGACCGGCATGGCGAGGAAGGCGGCGACATGGTCGACGGCCTCGGGGGCAGGGGCCGCGGCGTCAGCCGGGGACATCTGGACAGGGGACACGCCAACCGAGGCGGCGATTTTGGCGGCCTCCTTGGAGGCGCTGACCTTGCCGGCTTCGAGCGCGGCGAGGGTAGCCTTGAGGGTCACGACCTCGGCGGAGAGACCGTCGACCGCCACGGTCAACTCGCCCAGGCGGGCGTCCTTGGCGACGATGTCAGCCTTGGCGGCGCTCAGTTCGTCAGCCGTTCCGATGGTCAACTTTTCAACGGTGGCGCGGAGGTCGTCACGCTCGACGGCGAGGGAGACGCTGGCGGCCAGGGCTTCGTGAAGCTGCTCTTCGATGGTCATTTGGTTTTGCAGTAGGTGGCAACCTAGAAGGACGCCAGCGCTGCGTTGAAGGAGTCAGCCAGCCCGGTCACCAGACCAGCCTGGGCGGCTTGCCTGCCGTTGAAGGTCTGCCCCTCCATCGTCTCGGCCTTGACCATCTTGCGCTTCATTTGCACGGCGGCCTTGAAGTCCGCATGGATGCCGTCGACCGAGGCCTGCAAGTTCTCGACCTGATCGGCGGAGAGGGACGTGCCCTCAATCCCGGCGCCCTTGTACTTGCCGGACTTAATCACGACCATCTTGATACCCTGCATCTCGGCGGCCTTGGAGAAGTCAGGGATGGCCATGTAGACCCCAATCGAGCCCACGGTGGCAGACGGCGCCGCGAGGACGCGGTCGGCAGCGGAGCCAATCCAGTAGGCAGCCGAGGCCATCTCGTTGTCGGAGTAGGCCATCGTCGGAACCTTGAGCCCGCGGATTTTGTTGGCCAGTTCCTCGACGCCCGTGACCGTGCCGCCCGGGCTCGAGATGTGGAAGGCGATACGCTGGACGCTAGGGTTCGCGGTCATCTTGTCGATAGCCTCCGAAACCTCGTCGACGTCAGTCGAGCCCATCATCTTCTCCAGAGGGGAGAGACCTTTGCCGATCACTCCGGCGACAGGGATGACACCCGTCCCGTTCTCTAGGATGTAGGCCTCGGGGGCGGCGCCGAACAGTTGCGCCAGCATATCGGTAAAGCCGAACTTCTCAGCCAGGGCAGCGTGGTCGCTGGCCTTGGCCGGGTCGATGAGCAGGGGCTCGCGGCCCTTGAGTCCGTTGATGAGGAAGCGCATGGTTTAGGAATTGGGTTGGTCTTCGGACTCGGGCTCCTCTTGGGAGGCCGGCTCGTCTTCCATCTCGGGGCCGTCGGCGGCCTCCGCCTTCTCGACGTTGTAGACGGTGCCGAGCGGGGTGTTGGTCGGACGGAAAAGAAGCTCGAAGGGGATGCCGTACTCGGCGGCGAGTTTCTGGATGTGAACCATATCGGAGGCCCGTTTCTTCATCTCGGTACGGAAGTCGAGGCCGCGCTGAGCGTAGAGCTCAGACATGGACAGAAGACCCATCTCAACGTCGGCCCGGTCGTTTGAGGCGTCGCGGCCACCGTCAACCGTCACGCTCTTAGGGGTCGTCCACGAAACGGTCGTCCAGGTCGGGTCGTCAGGCAGGTCGCCGTTGGCGATGCCCTGCCCGATGATGTAGCCCCAGGTCGGTTGGCAAAGTTGCTCAATCAGGATTTGCTGGTACTTGCCGAACACGCGGCCAGCCTTCGCCGTGATCAGGCGGACAGACGCGCCGCCAATCTTCGACGGGTCGTTGACGAACTCATAAGGCAGGACGCCCTGGCTGATGTCACGCTCCAGCGCCGCGAGGAAGCCGGTGAAGGTCGGGCTCGGGCGGTTCGAGGTGAAGGACTGAAACTCCTCCCCGGGCTCGAGCGCCAGCAACTTGCCACCCATGCGGGCGGCGATGTGCTCGTAAGACGAACCGGCCCCGAGCTCGGAGGCCATGTCGCCGTCGATAAACCCGCCCGTCTTCTTGATGACCCGGGTCACGTCGGCGTTGTCTTTGACCGCCAACTTCTCGAGCTCGAGGATGTCCATCTCGTCCTGGATGGAGTTGATGGAATGTTGCAGCAGCGGGATGCCACGGGCGCCGGAGGCGTACTCATGGTCGACGACGTGCATCATGGACTGCGCCAGGATCTGGCGGTTCGAGCCGTCAGAGCGATAGACGTTAAACGCAATCAGTTCGCCGTACTGGCCGAAGATGCAACCGTCGTGCATATTCTCGGGAGGCGGCACATCCATCGGGTCGCCTACGCGGTGGGCTTCGATGAGCTGGAGTTTAGGTTCGCCTAGGCCGTTCCGCACCTTGGCCGCAAACGAGTCGCCGTCTCGGGCCATCGCCCGCATCAGGATTTGCTGAACCTGAGCGAAGGAAAAGCGGTTCGTGATGTCGATACGCTTGGACTTCTCAGCGAAGTATTCCTCGTAGCGGTCGGCCAGCGCCGGGTCGGTTGCATGGGACTGGGGCTTGATGCCGTCGCCCACGGTGTACAGGACAAGGTCGTTTAGGATCTGCTTGAACAGGCCGCTGTTGCGCTCGGCCCAGCGGCAGCGCTTGACCATCGTCAGACGGTCGCTCGCCTTCATGTCCCGGCGCAAGTCCTGGGCGGGGCCGTTGTAGACAGCCCGACGGAGCCGCGTCGCCCCGACGCTCTGCCAACCCCCGAAGGAGGCCTGAGGCGTAGGAGCGCCCGCCGGCTTGGCGGCGGTCACTTCCTTCTTTTTGCGGGGGGTCGTCTTCCGGGGGGGCATAGAGTTATTCGTCAATTGGGTTGCTCCAATTGGTAGAGACAACCGTCTTCCGCGTTCCGTAGGTCTGCGGGTCGAGGCGGCTCAGGGCAAACATCGCCTCCGACAGGCGCTCCTTTGCGGTCATGGTCACCGACCGGGTAGCCGACGAGCCGCTGTCAGAGTAGCTCGACAGCACCTTGCCCGACGTGATGTCAGCCAGGGCTTGGACTTTGATCGCCAGAAGTTCGTCCTCGGTCAGGCCGATGAAGATGCCAGATGCCATTTGCTACTGCACCGCAAGGCAACGGGGAGCCGCTGACCCGGTTGTTCCAACCCACGCCCCACGCGCAAGTCCCGAGTCAGCGGCCTATGAACACACAAACACCCGACAACCTTGCGTCAAGCGGCATCCACGGCCTCGGTCGGCCCGGACTCCCCGCGGCTGCCAATGCCCCAACGCACCGCCCCCAGAAGGCAAAGCAGTTCGCAGTCCCACGCATGATTGTCCTTCTTGCCCTGCGGAAGTATCCACATCGGCTTACCCGTGCGCTTGTCCTTCACGCGAACCTCCGCTGACATCATCTCGATATAAAACGGGTCGGCGTTGCGGGGGAACGTATGCAGGCGCTTGACCCTCATGCCGTGCATCAAATCCTTGCCCTGAAGGTTCGACCAGGAGACGAGCACCGCCGGCTGACCGTTCAGGCCCGGGACTTGGATGCGCTGGCGCTCGGAATAAAAGCGCCGGGTCGTCTTCCCGTCCCGATCCGTCACCGCAAAGTCCTCGTTGCCCGAACCGCGGGCGCACTTCCACCCTCGCCGCGCCGTCTCGGCGTAGACCATTGAAGTCTGGTCGCCCGCGTCGACGAAGACCATCGCCTTGTGGACGCTCGCCTTCCGGGCCATGTCCTCGACCCCGCCCCACGTCTCGACCTTGCCGAACGCATAGAGGCGGCTGTGCCCGGACTTTGCCCAGCTGCGGACGACCACCCAGAAGTGGCCGCGCTGAACGTCGACCCCCATCGTGCGGAAAGGGATGCTACCCGTCGGCGCATCCTTCGCGTCGACGACCTTGCCCTTGCCGTTGATGTAGGCCTCCGCCTCCCAGGCGTCCCCGAGGTTGTACTCGCTGGCCGATGCGTCCGCCACGATCTCGCCGCCCTCCTCCTGCCAGGGCATCGCTAGCCGCTTCTGTTTGAATAGCCTCCGGCCATCGTTGTCGCCGTAGACGTCTGCCGCCTCCTTAGCCTTGAGCATCAAGACGCCCAGCTCGCCCCACGACATAGACGCTAGGCTGTTCCAATGCAGGCCGACCTTGCCGTGATAGGCCAGCGGGTTTGTAGCCACAAACTCCCCGCGGGCGTTCGCATCGGCCCGCGTCCCGGCGTTGTCGTCGAGCAGGGCGTGACAGCCGGCGCACTCGTATTTTGTGCCGTCGGCCACGGCGTTCAAGTCCCACGTCCCGCTGGCCTTCGCCTCCTCGGGGAAGCGGATGAACTCCCACAGCCAGGGCTGGAGGTGATCACACTTCGGGCAGCGGAAGTTCCAATCACGTTGGTCGGTCGTGTCGTGCAGCGCATGGAACTCGCCACCCTTACCGCCCAACGTCCCGCCCTGCGTCATGAACACCCGCTTGCCCATCCAGCCGAACGCCGTCACGCGGGCGCTCGCCTCCTGCAAGTGACCGGGCGGCCATAGCCAACACTCGTCGCCGATTACGTAGCGGATGGACAGGCGCTGAAGGTTGGCCTCGTTCCACGCGCCGCGGCAGTACAAGGGGAAGCGGTCGAAGTCGATTGTCGTCGAGCGCTCCATGTCGTCGTCCTTCATGCGGGCCAGCACCGGCGGGCAGTTCTTAAACACGGGCCGAAGGTAGCGCAGGGCGAAGTCCTTTGCCTCGGGGTCGGTAGCCTGGAGCAACAGCGTCGGGCCGGGAGCGTGCTCCGCAATCCAGCAAGTCAGCAGACGAGCAAACAGGGACTTGCCCGATTGGATGCTCGCGAGGACGGTCATCAGTTGAACCTCGGGGTCTGCCGCAATCCTCAGCGCGTCCCGTACCCACGGCGTTCGGTCAGCCCTGAAAGGCCCGGGCATCGGCGAGTCGGGGATGGCCCGAACGTTCGCCTCTAGCCAAGCGACAATGTCGCCCTCGCTCGACGGCCTGAGCACGTCCCGACCAAGCCCGACCAGATCAGCCCGCCGCACGGCTCAAGTCCTCCCGCGTCTTGCGAACCCAAGCCTCCAGAACCTTGACCGCCTTGGCAGGCGTCTCGGGGTTGCAGCCCTCGGCGCAATCGAGCGCCAACTTGTCCAGGCGGTTGACCACCTCGGCCATCAGGTCACGCATCGCCGCCGTCGCCTCCTTTGCCGAGATGAAGTCAGCGTTCGCTACGCGGCGACGCTCAAGTTCGGCCTCGAGGTCAATCAGGGTTTTGAAGGCGGCGTTATAGGATGACTGGAACTTGCCCTGGTTCACGTCCCCGCCCCGCATCGCCGCGTCCCAAATCTCGCCGGCGTGTTCGACGCGGGCCTTGTGCGTCCCGATGTTCGCCTCGAGGGACAGGTCGGTCAGCGTCTCGAGCTCGACGATCGGCGCCGTGCGCCTCGACGTGTCCCGGGCTTCCCTCCACGCAACCGCGGCCTCGACGTTTTCCATCGGCATACCTTCCCGTTTCAACTGGCCGACGCGCTGCGCCGAGATGCCCAGGGCTTGGGCCATCGCCCCGTTAGTCAGCACGGGGCAAGCCCCTTCGGGCGTTTTTGGTTTCCGTATAAAACCCCCGTGGTGTCCGACCACGCGTGAGACCCGGGGGGGGTAGGAGAC